CCACCAGTAATAACAGCTTCCCAATACCATTTGCCCGATGGCATTGACATTGTTGCTCGGCTAAAAGCATTGTTTGCGTTGTAAGCACAAGACAAATTGCCATTGGTAATAGTTACTAAATTTCCTCGATCCAACGGATTCAACACAGCAAAATTAGCCGCCGTAGCACTCGTCAACGTAGGCACATCCGTCATGGAGTCGTATGTAACGCCAGCCGTAATGCTGATGTTGTTCGTAGTCCAGTAATTGCCATTGCCTGAGAAGTCTTTACCCAAGCCTACGTTGCTTGATGTAGTCAGCGCAGAGTTGTCCGTGAACGGCAAATAGAAACCGTTTGTACCGTATGTGCCTGTGTACCGTGCAGGTTGCCATACGCCTGTAAGAGCGTTTGTTGAGCCGAATGATGAGGGGGTTAGGGCTTGACCGTCAATGAAGTTGGTTTCGGCTAGGTAGCCATCGTAGAACAATGTTGACCCGTTGTAATAGCCTATGTAATGCGTTAATGTCGAATTAACAGCTAAATCGCTATTTTGAGTTATTGTGCTTGATGAACTAAATGATTGAGAAACGCCGTTAACATAAATTAACATTCTGTTTGCGGCTGTTGCTTGCGTTGTGTCAACAGACAATACTACATGATACCAAGCAGATGGATCACGATAAACTGCGTTTGTTTGTCTTAATGAAGCCGTATAAGTATCTACACGCAATATATCTGCCGAGGTAAAATAAAATAACAATCTAGTGCTATCTGTTGTTCCTGCATAATTAACAGTTAAAAATTGTTGTTCGCTGCCAAGTTTTCCACGCTTAACCCAACCGCTCCATGTCCATGTCTTTTGGTTAGTTGCACTAGCAGGAGTCCGATTCAAATACGCAGACGCACTAGACCTAAACCGCAGCGAGCGTGTGAGGTTGTAGCCTGACGGTCCGTTCGCAGGAAGTATCGGAAAAGTCATTAAGCAACCTCCAGATAGCGACCGGTGAAGCCTTTATGTGCTGGCTTAACGCCACGCAGAACCTTGGTCATGGTGCTGTGGTCTAGGTTGTGCTGCAAACAAAATTGCTTGATATTTGATGCCACAATATGCTCGCCTGAAGGTGTAACGACTTGGGCTGTTTTATCACGGTTCTTGCCGCGAGGTAATGGGGTAACAAACAAATTTGACGCATTGCGGCGCAGTCTGCCACGAATGGTTTCTTGCTTAACGCCAACCAATTCTGAGGCTTCCGCCACGCACATTTCTACGCCATTAAGCTCAACAAGTTTGTTGTTTGTGCGATTTCTGCCTTGCAGTTTCCACGATGCCCATCTGCAATTGTCAGGCGCGTAGCCTTTGTTTGGGTCAATTCTGTCAATCGTCATGCCTTCGGGTTTGTCACCCATATCGGCGTGAAACTGCTTGGGGTTGTTTTTCCATTCGGCGCAAACGGTTATGCCCCGACCACCGTATGAGTGGTAGTCTTTATTGGCAACACGATAGCAACGCGCCATCATGTTTGAGTATGTGTACTCCCACGTTTGCCTAGCCATTATGCAACCGCCTGAGAAATGCCCTGTTGATATAAATTGGTTCCATCGCTTCTGAAGGTAAAGTAATCTTTTGCCCCTGCCGCCGTGGATAGAGTGGGTGCTGTTCCTGCTGCCCACTTAAAATTACTCGCCCAAGTGAGCGTATTGCTACCCGCATTTTGAATCACAGCCAAAGCGTAGAAAGCGCCGTTCTTTAGGTTGGTCGGCGCACCCATAGTCCTATTCGACGATACAAACGTAAACGTGGCAACTTGATTGTTTGTATCCCAAGCCACGGTAGCGGCATCAGTCAGCGCAGTGTTAGCCGCCCAACCAACTGTGACTTTAACTTCAGCAGGGGCAGTTGTACCCAACGCTGGTGGGCTTGCAAAGAGTGATGTAATTCCTGCACCAGACACCGTTGAGGATGCTGAGAGCGTTGTGAACGCACCCGTTGTCGGGGTCGTTGCGCCCACAGTGCCGTTGACGTTGATACTTGCCGTACCTGTCAGGTTAGTGACCGTACCGCTTGAAGGTGTGCCCAGAGCGCCACCGTTGACTACCACAGCGCCTGCAGTGCCGACGTTTACACCGATAGCAGTCTGCACGCCTGTACCAAGCGCCGTGAGCCCTGTGCCGCCGTTAGCGATCGCCAACGTGCCTGCAAGGGTGACAGCGCCAGACGTTGCGGTGCTAGGTGTAAGTCCGGTCGTGCCGGCGGTGAATGAGGTCACACCCGCTGCAGCGGCTTTTGACGCAATGACCTGCACAACGCCCGAGCTATCTTCGTAGAAGAGCTTGCCGTCGTTGTTGTTAAGCGCTAACTCGCCGGGCTCTAAGTCTGCCGCCAATGGCACAGCCGCCGCGGTCGTCGAGAGGTAAAGTTTGATTGGGGTAAAGCCGCTTTGAGCCATTAGAACGTCCCTCCTGAGATACCACCCGTAGCAGTCAGTGCGCCCGTAGATGGAACAAATGATAATTTAGTTGATGTAACTTTTTGTGGCAGGTTGCCGGTGTTAGCAGTAACCCAAGTCGGGTACACAGCGACCGCTGTCGCGGCGTCATCTGTGATCGCGGTGTTCGCCGCGTTTGTAGCATCCGTGGCCGTGCCGACCGACAACGTGCTCTGGGCAACGTAAGCGGGTGCTGAGGCACCTGCAGTTAAGACGTAGCCATTTGTGCCCAACGCGAGCATAGAAGTAGCGCCTGCGCCAGTTTGGTAAGGCACCGAGCCCGCTGCTCCGCTTGCGAGGTTAGTTGCAGTCGTTGCAGTTGTGGCCGAGCCCACAGACAATGTAGACTGCGCAACGTACTGCGGTGCACTCGCGCCTGCTGTCAGCACATAATTGGTCGTGCCTAGCGTGAGCTTTGAAAGCGTTGTTGTGCCGCTTGCGTAGAGCAGATCGCCTATTGTGTATGATGCAAGCCCTGTGCCGCCGTAACCAACGCCGACCGTGCCGCTTGTGATCTGGTTGCCGTTAATCGCAATTGCCGTTGTTGCGGCCAAGGTTAACTGACCCTGCGCGTTGACGGTAAAAGTCGCAACGCTCGATGCAGAGCCATACGCCGCCGCGGTTACCGCCGTGTTAGCGATTGCCACAGTCACAGCGGCCGAGCCGTTGTAGCTCGTTCCTGACAGCCCTGTGCCCATCGTGAGCGCAAAGGGCGCTGCCGCGGTCACGGTGGTTGAGCCACCAAGGCTAACCGAGGTGCCGTTGATCGTAATTGAAGAGTTGGTCAATGATGCGTTTGCAATATCGCTAAGCGTGTTGCTTGAGCCGCTGATCGTCTTGTTGGTGAGCGTCTGGGTGCCCGTAAGAGTGACAACCGTTGAGTCAATTGAAATCGTGCCCGTGGAAGTGATCGGCCCACCCGTCAGTCCAGTTCCTGTTGCAATTGAGGTGACGCCTGAGCCCGCCGCAAAGGAGTTCCAAGAGCCGTTGTAGCCCTCAAATAGACCTGTGTCTAGGTTAAGCCTGAACGCGCCTAAGCCGCCTGCGCGTTGCCCAGTCGTACCCGCCGGCACCTGCACCGCGGCCGTGCCCGGTAGCACGGGGTTTGACACAATACCAATAATTGGGTTGCCGCCCGCGCCGTTACCGTTTGTGACAGAAATTTCGTTAGACGCGCCTGTGAGCGTGAGTGGTGTGAGCGCCGAGCCGTTAATTGCCAACAAGCCCGTGCCAGCGGCATTTGCAAGCGCAAGGGGTAAACCGCTCAACGAAAGCGTTGGGTCACCACTTATCCCGCTACCATTGCTCAGAGACAGCCCAGAACCGCTCACTGCGAACGATCGCGCCGTGATGGTATTAGCAGCGGTCTTAACAATGATGCCCGTGCCTGCGCTCTCTAATGAGGCCGCAGTGCCATTGAAGGCAATTGTGTAAGAGCCTTGCGCACCACCGTCTGTGATACCAAGCCCGACACCAGTTGAGAAGTACCGACTGTTGGACAAAGTTGTTTGCAAGCCAACAGTTAAAAATGTCTGCGTGAGCGAGGGACTCGAGGTAATTGCAGAGACAGTCGTCTGAACCGTTAATCCGTTCTGGACGACAGGCACAAGCTCAGTGCCTGTGATGGCCTGAGCTGCGGGGAGGGCTGTGATCCTGACATCGGCCATATAAATCTCTACGGTGAAAGTACGTCTAAATTACCGTCATTCGGCGTGTTCGCTTGCTCAGTAGCGATGCCAACGTCATCTTTGTTCTGAATATCAGGGTCAAGGATTATGTTGTTATGCGTCTCTGCAACATCAGCATCTGGGCGAGGAAAACGTATCGTAATCTTTTCAGACTGCCTTGCCGGCAACCTATATGGGTCAAACTGGTCACTACACGACTCAGAGCAAACCTTTATAGCGGGTATGTTGCCGTCTGCACGCATGTCGCTATAAGCTCTTTTCATCTTGCAACGGTCGCATATGAAAACACTCAAACTACTGTTACCAATTGTATTCAAAAAGCGAGGCATTTCATACCCCTATCTCGTGTACATGCTGATATTGGGCGAGATCATAATGGGTGACTTGTCGCGGTTCTCGTTCTGCGCCAGCATGAAGTGCTTCTCGTACTGCTGCTCAAGGTAGGTCACGCGGGCGGGGTCAACTTGGGGCAGCTCCATCGCCATCTGGTGCGCCAAGCCGTTTTGAATTGCCATGTAAAAATACTGCGGGATCTCAATCTCGCCGCTTAGATCGCCGACGTCTTGGATGTAACGGTTCAGCCACAGCTCGAGCTGAGGGCTGATGTTGTCAGGCACTGGCCAGACTTCCATGTTGGGCTGAGGGATCGTGCGATTGAACCAGTACTGAAGGGGTCGCAGCGCTGTAAACGAACGATTAGGCAGCGAGCTGTAATCGTCACGGTTCATGCGCGACATGTTAATTGACATCGGCATCGTGCCAAATACAACCTGATAGAACCCCATATTGACGCCCGCAGTCTGCTGAATACGCCAAAAAGGCGCTGTCTCAGAGGGGTCAAGGTCGTAATAAATCCAAGTGCCAGATGCCCACGTCTCTGCGCCGGGTGCGTAGACCGTCACCCAAGTTGTGCCGTCCATTGAGTACTGCAGGTTCACGGTCACAGAACCGGACACCGCAGGCAAGATACCGATCGTGCTGATGTAGACAGGGCTGCTCGTGCCGTTTGCAATCCCGATAGAACCCGTGTTGTTGCTCAGTTGACATATCAGGTCACCTACGCCGTTAAAAGCGTTCAGGGTCGTTCCTGACGTGCTGTTGGCACCCGTACTGATGTTGGTCAGCGTGCGGTAGTTGGCGTTGAGCACGTCAACCGTGCCCACGGGCAGGAAGTACTCGTACTTATTTGGTTGCAGACCAACGATGACCTTGTTGATCGCCCAGTAGTTGACGCCGTAATTGCTCAGGCTTGAGAGCAGGTAGTACAGGCTCTCCTTAGCGGCTTGCACCTGCTCGACGGTCAGCTCCTCGGCGAGCTTACCCGCACGGCGTGCGCCGTGATCAATGAGCTGTTGCACCGAGATCGTGGTCTGAGAAACTGTGCCGCTAGTTGACATTAGAATTTCACCTTCTTGGCTAGGAACACTTTCTCAACCAGTGCTACGCGTTGCGGTTTGGTTGTGACCTTGTTAATGATGCTCTTTCGCTTTGAAGAGGTCTGATTTTTATCATAAAAACCAGCCTTTTCTAGCGTTTTTTTATTGACCGGGCTCGTTGCCATCAGCACTTCCACCGTTTAAGCGCGGCGGCCTTGCGCGTGGGCTTGCCGCTCTCGTCTTTCATCGGACCCGCCATCCCAGACATACGGGCGCAAAATGAATCCTTGCGTGCGCCGCCCTGTGGTTGAGGGGCTTTGAGGTTTGATCCGGTAGCGGCGTTGTATTTTGCGCGACCTTTGGCGGTTAGCCCCGCGCCTTGGCTTGTGGGCAACTTCTCGCCACGGCCAACAGACAGGGACACATCACCGCCCTTGGCTTTTTTCACAGTCTTTGCAGACTCTTTAAAGGCCGTGGCTGTAGGTGCGCCCGCACTACCGGGCTTACGCATCTTCTCGCCGCTTCCAGCCTTGATGCGTTCTTGCTTAGCGTGGATGTTGGCGTACAAACCGCCGCCAGACTTCATCTTCTTGTCGGCCTTGACAAACTCTTTACCAACTTTCTGAGGTACCCCGCCGAACCCACCTTTAGTGTGCGCAGCGGCTTGCATTAAACGTTTTTGGGCAGGTGATTTGCTCGGCATGATTAGTCTGGGTTCTTGATGTAGATGCCTTCAAACTCAGCAGAGACATTTGAAGCCCCCGCTGAAGCAATCGCCCTAATTTCAATGTCTGTCTTTTCAGTAAAAGCCAAAGGGGTGTGTAGGTCAATCACGAAGTCTCCATTACCGGGGGTACGCGCTGAACTTTGTATTCTAAAAACACCACCAAGTGGACGTTGAATCAACTGAAAGTTGGTCGATGCGTTTGCGGTTGAGTTTGCAGATGTGAAGAAAGTTCCCATTAAATACAGTGTGTACCCTGCTGGCACTGTCCAAAACGCCATCTGTGTTTGGTTTGCAGTAAGGGTAATCATGCCGTAAACAATTGCAGGCACACCAGAAGTGACAGTGCCTGTGCCAGCGTAAATAGTACCTGCGGCAGTTGCACCAGAACCGGCGGTGGTCACATAAATACGAGAAATACGCAAATAACTGTTGCCAGTGTTGACTGCTGTTTGCCCATCTAAAAGGACAGACTCGCTAATTTCGTTGTAATCTGCATCAAGACCAAAAATAGCAATTGTTCTTGCTCCAGTTCCAGCAGAAGTGTCGTCTGCGCTTGAACTAGAAATTTTCATTACCGTGGCAGAAGCGGGGTACACATATGTCCCGCCTTGCGCCCAAACTGTTTCTACGGATGTGCCGACATCGCCGTTGATGCCAAATTTAAACAAAGTTTTGTGACCATCAACTTGATTACGAGCGACTTGCAATTCAAACGGCTCGTACGCACCCTGACGAGTTGCTGACGAATATGTACCCATTGCTATTCCTTGGCTGAGTTGAGGCGACCGAAGCCGCCCCCGATTTATTACTAGCAATTGCCTTTTTTCATCGCCTTAAAGCCACCGCCGTCTTTGCACGCCATCACAGCATGACCGCCGTCTTTGTACTTTTGCACGACGCCACCAGTTGCGTACTTCTGAACGATACCACCCGTGGCGTACTTAGGCATACCGCCAGTTTTAAGACCCTTATGAGCCTTAGACGCTGGCTTGCCCTCGTGAGACATCAGCTCTTTCTTGATGCCCTTGATCTGGCGCTCTTCTTTCATATGCATTGCTTTGCCTTCAACTTCGCCGCCTTTCTTGCGCATCATCGGGGCTCCTGCACGCTGAGCCATCGCGGCCTCGAGCATTGCTGCGCGAGGATCAGGCTTGCGACCCATTGCTGGGCGACCCATTGCTGGGCGCGAGGGCATGGCACGACTACCCATTGGCATAGAAGCTGCAGCTAAAGGAGCAGTAGGCATTGCACCGCCCATAGCCATCTTAGTCTTGCCGCCTTTCTTCATGCCCTTACCGGCCTCATCAACTGAGGGCTCGGTAGATTTCATCATCTTCATCTCTTTGAAACCCATGATCTACCCCTTAGGCTTGTGTGACGCCGAGAGCGCCAGTACGGGTTGAGTTCGGACCAACAGCAATCGCTGGTAACAAGATTCCCATTACGGTGCGAACAATACCATTTGAAGCAGTAGCAGGCACATAAGTCCCACGCACGTCGCCTGTGGTGGTCGTTGCAGTTGCAGTGTCAGCGGCGACAAACGTACCAGCATCTTGTGCCAGTGTGTTGTTGCTCTTAACGCTTGCAACGTAAGCCACGTTTGCAACACGAACTGGAAGTCCAAGCACGTTGGTTGTTCCAACAGTCAAGGCAGTACCCGTCGCGCCACTCACGCTCACAGAGGTGATGAGGTAGAAGGCTTTCAAACCGCTCACAGCAGTGCTCACAGCAGCGCTAGAGGTGATTGCCTCGCTCATCGCTTGACCGTAAACGTCAAAACCAGAAACAGTCACAGTCACTGGAGCCACGCCCAAGGTGTAAGTCAAACCTGTTGGTGTGCCTGCCGTGGTCACCACCGCAGCGCCCGCTGTGGTAGTCAGGGTTGCAGAGGTCGCTGTCACAGCGGTCAGGATGTAGGTCGTTGGGTCGGTGTAGCCAGTGATGGTACCGGTGCCACCTAAAGTGCCAGAGATTGTCAAACGCTGACCAGTTACCAAGCCAGCTTGCGAGGTGAAGGTAATCTGACCACCAGTGCCTGCAATCACAACGCTTGCCAATGTTGCAGCAGCGGCAGTTGCAGTCGTTACTCTGACGCCACGAGGAACATCAAGCGAAAAAGCGGCAGTGCCAGCGACTGTAGTGACTGACTTTACGTTAGTGCCGGCCGTTAGCGTCAAGGCACCCGCGGCAGCAGGGGTTTGTGAGGCGGCAATGTTGTTTGCAACAGCGGCTTGAGGAACCACAGCCCACACATAGATGCGACCCAAGGGGCCAACACCCAAGCTCATTGGAGATGGATTGTCAAAAAGTTCTAAATCATGCAAAGTCAACGCAACAGTGTTTGCGATGTTGATTGCTTGGTTGAGGATATAAGTGCCAGCACCACCAGTGCCAGTACCGAATGCAGTGATGTAAGTGCCGTCAGTCACACCTGTGCCATCGACATACATGCCGACGACGATAGGTGCGCCAAAGCCCACCGAGGTGATTGTCAGGGTTGTGGATGAAACGCTACCAGTACCACCGATTGCGGTAGTCGAATAGTTGCGTAGACCCGTACCCATGAAAGTTGGTGCAGAACCTAAGAAT